GTCAAAAAAAACACGCATTCATTTTTGGGGGGTACCCGTCAATGCCAGCGAGTTTTTGAGGAGGATAATGAGGTTTTTTGCTTTAGATCGTGTGAGTATAAATCATTCTTTTGTGGCAGCTGCGCACAGAATAAAAACAAAATATGAAAACAGAACAACTACCACCAGAAGGGTTTAGCAAGAGAGCTAAGCTTGAATTCAACAGGCTCAAGAAGTTGAGACCGTTTAGCGATGCAGAGATTGACCGTCTTGCTGAGTATGCATATACCATTTGTAAGGTTGAAGACATGCGAGAGATGGTTGAGCAGGATGGTGAGGTTTTGATAAGCCCAAGAACTGGGGCATCTTACACAAACCCTGCATATAACATCCTCACAGGTTTACATTCTAGAATGGATAGGCTTCGTGATAAACTATTTCCACCTCCTAAAGAAGTTAAATTGAAAAAACAAACATTACGCGATGTACTCTGATAAAGTAAGTAAATACGCACAGTCGATTGTGACTGGTGAAATCCCATCCTGCCGATATGTTAAGCTGGCCTGCCAAAGACACTTGTCTGATATGGACAGGATCGGCGATGATGACTTCCCATATACATTTAGTGAAGAGGCTGCAGAAAGGTTTTTTAAATTCTGCACATACTTGAAACATTATAAAGGAGAGTATTCTGGTAAGAGTTTTAAACTTGAGCCTTGGCAGGAGTTTGTGTTCGGCAGCATCTACGGATGGTTAAACGAATCAAATAACTGGAGGTTTCACTATGTCTATTTAGAAGTTCCTAGAAAAAACGGGAAAACAACAATGGCAGCTGCAGGTGCTGCTTTTGATTGTGCAATGGTTGAGCAGACAGGTGCTGAAGTTTATTGTGTGGCGACAAAAGAGGATCAAGCAAAACTGCTATACAATGATTGTCTGGCTTACATAAATCAAAGTGAAGACTTGCAAGAAATGTTTGAGGTTTTGCAGGGGAGATCAACTTTGTATGCAAGAGACACTTCAAGGACATCCTTTATAAAACCCCTTGGTGCTGACTCAAAAAGGCATGATGGTTTAAATCCAGTAAGTGTTTATGCGGATGAGTTGCATGCTTGGCCCAAGAGAGAACTTTGGGATGTCATGGAAGATGCGTTTGGTGCCAGAAACCAGTATCATATGATTGCAATCACAACAGCTGGACATGACAAGAATGGCATATGCTTTGAGGAAAGAAAGCATTTGGTTGAGATACTAGAGGGTAATATCCAGTCTGAGGATAAGTTTGGAATGATTTATACTGTGGATAAGGATCGCCAAGATGATTGGTCAAAAGAAGAAATATGGAACATAGCCAATCCAAATCTTGGGCACGGTAAACAAGCTGCATACATGCAATCTCAGTGTAGTAAGGTTTCTCAAATGCCATCAAAGCTTAACACCTTTTTGAACAAGCAATTAAATATTTGGACAGATGTTGCACAGGCGTGGTTGAGATCTGAAGACTGGATGTCTAACTGTAGTCCACTTAAAGAGTCCGACCTTATTGGTAAAGTGTGCTATGCTGGGATTGACCTTGCGCGTGTAAATGATTTATCCGCAGTTGCATATTATTTTCCTAAACAAGAAGGGTTAAAGAATTCACATACTTTTGTGGATTTCTTTCTTCCAGAGGAGAATATTGATAAGAAGGCAATCACTGACCGTGTTCCATACAGGCTATGGCAAAGAGAGGGCCATTTAACATTAACTGCAGGCAATACAACCGACTGGGATTTCATCAGGCACTCGGTTTTAAAGCGCAATGGTCAATTTGCAATTCAGGGCGTGGGGTATGACAGACACTTTGCTGGTGAGCTGGTTTCAAGCCTTGAAAAGGAAAAGGTAAAAATGAAACCATTTGGTATGGGTTATTTGTCGATGGCGACTCCAACTTCTGAGCTTGAGAGGCTTTGTGTGGCATCTCAGCTCACTCACAATAACAATCCAATTCTTAACTGGTGTGCAAACAATGTGGTCGTTAGTCAAGATCCAGCGGGCAACTTGAAGCCAGACAAGCTTAAGAGTGAGCATAAGATTGATGGTATTGTTGCACTCATAATATCAATTGGAATAGCGATATCAGACAATACTGAATCTGAAAATCCATACAAGGAGCGGGGATTGAGAGTTATATGAAAAATAATGAATGGTTAATTGGTCGGCAGGAAATCGCAACATATTCTAGGGTCAGTAAGTGGACAGTTACTGCTATGATCCATGCAGGCCTTAGATGTAGTGGTGGAAAGATTAAAGGAAGTGAGCCAAGAGTGAGGCCCGAATGGGTTGATATTTTTTTTGAAACCCACCCTAATTTTGTGGCAAGTCATTATCACGGAAGAAAGCCAAAGTATTTGAAAATGATATAGGTTTCTGGCACCTCACTCAACAAACAAACTACTACAAACTTCTCAACTCTTGATATATACCCTTTTGTAATTGATAATGTCTTTGTGGGACTAGTCAGCGTAGCAAAAAAAGCAATCTTTGGTAGCACTAGAAGGACATCTTCATTGATGTTCTCACGTGGTGGTGCCACAACCGTCAATGCGCAAAATGCATTGGAATTAAGTGATGTCCTCACATGCGTGAGAGTCATTGCTGAGAGTGTGGCATCATTGCCTCTTTCTATCTATGAAGAGACGGATAGTGGAGGTCAAAAAGCCAAAGATCACCCGCTTGAAGAATTGCTGCGCTGGCAGCCCAACCCAGAGATGACAAGCTACGACTTGCGCATGTGGATGATGATTGATGCACTGCTGCGTGGCAATGGGTCAGCGCAAATCATACGAGATGGTTCAGGTAAAATACTAGAGCTTTGGCCGTTGTATTCATCTAAGTTGAATGCTGAAAGATCAAGCACAGGCGAAGTAATATACAATTACCCTGATCCAGACAAAAACAATAAAGATGGGAAAGTATATTTGCCAGCAGATGAAGTTTTGCTGATTAGGACTTTTTCTTCAAATGAACTGTTTTCGCCATCATTGATTGATACTGCAAGCGGAATGTTCAGCGCATCAAAAGCAGCAGAAGATTACACACGTGAGTTTTTTCAAAATGGAACAACACTGAGTGGTGTGATTGAATTCCCAACTGAGATGGATGAGGAAACATTCCAGCGTCTCAAAGAAGACTGGTCAGAAACATACACAGGTGATGGTAATCGTCACAAAACTCCAATCTTGGAAGGCGGTGCTAAGTTCAGCCCACTTGTTCTTAATCATACAGAGACTCAGCTTTTAGAAGCAAGGAAGTATAATAGAAGTCAGATTGCAGGACTATTCCGAGTGCCAGCCCATTTGATCAATGATTTGGAGAAAGCAACCTTTTCAAACATTGAGCATCAAGATTTAGGTTTTGTGAAACACACATTGCGTCCTTGGATGTGCAACTGGGAGCAGAAACTCCGTCAAACACTTCTTACTCCAGAGGAGAAGAAAACATATTATTTTAAACACAATACTAATGACCTCTTGAGAGGTGATTTAGAGTCTAGGTTCAAAGCTTATTCATCGGGTATTCAGGGAGGATTTTTAAGTCCAAATGATGTCCGTAGAAAAGAAGATGAAAGGACATATGATGCAGGTGAGACTTACTTGGCCAATTCAGCACTTAGATCTGTGGAAGTATTGTCATCGGCAGACACAAACAAACTAACAGACCAAAGCAGCTAAATGAAATTTTACACAATAGCAAAAGCAGAAACGGAAACAACGATCTATATTATGGATCAGATTGGCGAGTGGGGTACACAGGCCAAGGACTTGATTCAGGACATTGCAGGAATCACAACAGACAAAATAAACCTCCACATTGACAGTCCTGGTGGTAGTATCACAGACGGGTTAGTTATTTATAACGCACTTAAGTCTCACCCTGCTGAAGTTGATGTTTACATTGATGGTATTGCGGCATCGATTGCATCAATCATAATCCTTGCTGGAGATAACATTTACATTCCAGAAAATGGAGCAGTTATGGTTCACCTTCCAATGATATCATACATGGAAGGTGCAAACAGGATTGAGCTTGGTGATGCAATGGACTTGCTTGTTCAATATGAAAAGGTGCTCAAAGGAATTTATCAACGCCACACAAACCAAGAAGATAAAACAATCTCATCATGGTTTGAAAAAGACACATGGTTCTTTGGTCAAGATGCAGTTGATGCAGGCTTAGCAACTCAAGTAGTTGATAAAGTTAAGATTGCTGCAAAGTATGATGTAGCAAAATACAATTTTACATCTCAGCACCCTGCTGGGGAGGAAACACATAATAACACAGAAGAAAAACATATCATGGAAAAAGCAGAAACGCTAACAAATGAAGTGGATGTTCTTACTCAAGCAGTGGAATCAAAAGATGTTGAAATCAACTCTTTGAAGGAAAAAATTGAACTCCTTCTCACAGAAGCTGCAGAAAAAGAACAGGCACAGAAGATTGAACTGGAAAATGAATTGGCACGTAAAGAAAGCATCCAATGCTTGGCAGAAAAATACGATGTTGAGAGTGATCTGGCTGAATTGACAACAAATGCTCTAGCAGGAGATTGCAGTGTTGATGACTTCAAGGATCAAATCCTTGATTTTGTTGCACAGCGTCCAACCGCAAGTGCAGTAAAACCATCCTCTACAAAGGCTATGGAAGATCCAATTGCTTCAATTCGTGAAGAAATTGCCAATGAATCAAACCCAGTAAAGAAGAACTTGCTTGCACGTAAGCTTCGTGAATTACGATAACCCAATAAATTAAATATAATGTCAACATTATCAACAACAGAACTCATCACAGATGTGATGGATGCTTTCAAAGTACGTTTTCCAATTCTTAACAACTTGTCTACAGATTTTTCTCAAGACAGTGCACGACTTGGACAAACAATCACAGCTCGCATTGCAGGGCTTCCAGATGTCCAAGACTATGGCGTAGATGGTTATGAATCAAATGCAGCAGATGCAAATGGTTTAACCACTGATGTCAATGTCACTCTTAATCGCCACAAGCACGTTCCTGTCAAGATTGATTATATCGATCAAATCAGCACAAAGCGTGATCTGTATAATGAAACCATTGGCAACCTAGCATACTCACTTGGTCGTGAAGCATTTGACCATGCAATGAGTCTTGTTACAGCAGCCAACTTTAGTGAAGCTACAGTATCGGGTGATGCAGCAAGTGACAAGGATGTCCTTGACGCAATCACCGCATCGATGAATGGTGTTGGTGCAGCCCCAGTTGGTCGTTATGGCATTGTTAACTCTGCTGTGTTCAATGCGCTTGAAGCTGATCCTCGCATCTCCTCTGGTGATTACTATGGCCAACGCCGTGGTGCCAACTCTTATGGCAACCTTAGCAATGTCTCTGGTTTTGAAAACATCTATGAGTATCCAGCACTTGTTTCTGGAGCTGGCAACCTAAGTGGATTCTTTGCAACACGTGAAGCTATTGTTATGGCATCACGCCTACCAACCGATGTTGAGCAGCTTGCAAATCGTGTAGGCATCCCAAGCATCTCCAAGGTTGATACTGTTACTGATGCAGACACTGGTCTTAGCCTCATGGGTATCACATGGCAGAAGTCTGGCGTGTTTGATGTTTATACCACCCTTGTTTGGGTGTATGGAATGTCTGCTGGCTCGCAAGGTGGAGCTGCTGGAGCCTTATCTGACTATGCTGGACACCGCCTAGCATCTGCTTAAATTAAACCCCAAAGACAAATACAATGGTTAAGATAGTTATTGATTACGATGCCAAGAAGGTAAACTCCACTCCATCATTGGTATACATTGGCAATGACAATGTAGAAGCCAAAGATGCTTTTGAAAAAGCAGCACTAAAGACAAAAGGATATGTGGAGTTTCACAACCTTGGGCTTGCAGTGAAACGCAAGTTTGGAGTTAAAAAAGCCCCAAGCACTAAAGCAAAATCTAAGTAACAATTGTATGTCTGTTCAGCTCCTCTCCTTTCTTTTGATTGGAGAGGAGTTTTTCAGGCAAACCTGAAGAAAAAATGCAACCATTATCAATTAAGAAAACAGTAGATGATTTGGCAGTTGAGCCAATCACAGTGGCTGAGGCAAAGAACTTTTTGCGCATCACTTCATTTTCTGATGATGATTACATTCAAGCTGTGATATCTGCATCACGGCAATCAATTGAGAAGTCAACACGCAGATCAATGGTAAAGCAATCACAGCAACTTGGCTATGATCACTTTCCAATACTTTCTAATAAATTCATAATTCCTAATCCACCAATCTCACAGATTGATTCAGTCAAGTATTACGATGTTAATAATGTTTTGCATACTTTAGATGCAACTGACTATGTTTTGGACAATTCAGGAACAGGTGCTGCTCATCTTGGGCTAACCGATGATTTCAGCACACCAACATTAAGCTCTGATTACAAAACACCCGTGCTGGTGAATGTAAGCACAGAGGCATATAAATTAGATGCCGCACTGAAACAAGCAATGCTGCTGCTGGTTGGCAACTTCTATGAGATGCGCATCCCAGTCAGTGTTGGTGGTGTCCCATTCAAAATGCCTTTATCACTGGAGCATTTGATATCTCAATACAAAGTTAGCATTCAAATTTAAAAACATGGCAAACTATAAAATATCCCAATTACCTGCATATGATCAGCCAGTTGCTGCAGATGATCTTTTGGCAGCAGTAGACACTTCATTTGGCACAACTAAGAAACTCACAACTGCTCAGCTTTTTAATGATGCAGATCTAACAGGATTGACTACTGCTGATCAAATTGATTTCAATGCAGGTGCTACTGGTGGTGAGCTTAGTTGGAACAATCAAGAATCAACCCTTGATATTATCACAGGTTCTGACGGTGTGGTCATTCAAATTGGTCAAGAAACTGTGATGCATTGCCGAAACAAAACTGGTGCTGACATTCTTGATGGGCAAGTTGTCAAAATTGTTGGAGCACAAGGTGACACTCCAAACATTGAATTGGCAATTGCGTCAAATGCTGAAGAGGCACACAGAACAATCGGTGTTGCCACTCAAACAATTTTAGGAAACAATGGCACAGGCTTTATCACTTTAGTTGGTAAAGTTCGAGGCTTAGACCTGCGGCTGGCAAATGGATTTACAGAAGGTGGCTTGGTTTATCTTAGTGACACAATTGCTGGCGCATTAACTCCAATCAAGCCAGCAATTGAAGTTGAAATTGGCCATGTTCTACGATTAGGGCAAAACAATGGAACACTTGGCGTTTTCATAAATAATGAAGCATCTGTTTATGAGTTGAAGCAAGAGCTGAAGCAAGAGTTGCTGCAACAAGTGCCGCATAACACTGGTTCTGTTGTCATCTGCAACGAGGGCGACAACATCCAAGACAAGTATGATGAAGCGGTAGCATTGGCGGTTGGTAATGCACTTAATCGTGCTGATTTGATTGTCATGTCTGGGTATTATCCTTATGGAATTTTAGCAGATGGTAACAGTAATTATCCTATTTCAATTATTGGTGTTGGCGATCGTGATAGCATTTTCATTAGCGACATTCAAATTAATTTAATTTATGGGTTAATTACGAATATCTCTACCGAATCTTTTACTACGTTGGAGAATTATGGGACAATGAAAGACATCAATACTAGTTTCATTAACGTTGTTGAGAATTATGGGACTGTTGATAATGTAAATGCAACGAATCGGTGGTCAGCTGATTCCAATTCTAATGCTGGCACAATTAAAAACTGTTCTGGAAACCCGTTTATTGATCAGTTATTCAATGACGGAATTATTGATAATTGCCACAGCACAGGCATTACTTCTAGGGCATTTGGCGGTCATATTGGGTCATTGAATACAGGCACAATTAAAAACTGCACAGCAGCAGGAGATTTATCTTTCGGACAACAAGATGCAAACGGAGTAACTGAAAACTGCGTTGGAGCAAAAAGAGCTTTTGCGGGTGCATCTAACAATATAGATTTCAATGTCTCTGGTATTGAAGGCACATATAAAAATTGCACAGGTGGAGATGAGTCATTTTTCGGACGCAATACAAAAACAGATGCTGCCGTTGAAATGGAGGCAACATATGAAAATTGCACAGGTGGGAATAAGTCATTTGGTTTTGTTGAATCTGCTCCTGCTTCGGGAAATGTTGGACCAAAAACAGTGTTTGCTGGAACTGCTAAAAATTGCACAGGCGGGTCTAATTCTTTCGCCTCCAGCTTTGTGGCTGGTGCTCAATCCGAAATTAAAGATGGAGCAGTGATTGAAAATTGCACTGCTAAAAATAATTCTTTTGCAACTCATAGTAACCCAAACATTACTACTTGTATAAATTACGGGAATGTCATTCGTTCGCGTTGCACTGGTGCTTCTGGATTCTCAGCGACTGGAACTGGCAAAGTAAGNNTC